GTCACACAGCCATGTAACGCAGTAGCCGAGAGTGTTGTCACCAGAGTTGTCACCAAGTTAGTTAACACACCTGATTACACGCTGATGTTTACAACATCGCACCTGATTAGTAGTCAGGTGGTGAATGTAAACACGAGTCCAATCCAGTTGACCACCCACCATTAAGTCACGTTGCTGAGAGGTCCAGCCAGGTCAGAGACATGGTTGAAGGGTTTTACGCTGAGGCAGTAGCCAAAATGAGCCACAATAGCCACATGAGTCGTAATAACGAGTTCTCCAGTGGCAGAGGCGCTAAGAATCGCGCTGAGCAAGATGCCCAGGACTTTCATGCATCCCTAGCACCTATGAAAGAGACCATCCGTAGTCAAGGTGCCTCATTTGCCTCTGTCTCAGGGCATCTACGCAAGAATGCCACAATGATATTTGGAAGCAAGATGGGAAAGAAGGACACATTGGCGTGGGCGGCCAAGGTACACAAAGATGACCCAGAGAATTTCCTCAAGAATATAGGATTTAACAAATGAGCGCCCAAGATAATTTATCAAGACAACTCTTCCACGGTACAAAAGCCTTTTTAAAAGAGGGAGATGTAATCCTTCCTGCAAGAAAACTAGGAGCAGAAAGTAATTGGGGCCTAAACACACACGACAGAGCATTTGCTACAGAGCATTTAAACACAGCCAAGTATTTTGCTGATTCATCAACTGATTCACAGATGAAGGCTTACAACCAAGCATTCATAACTCATCTACAAGAAAAGCGTCCAATGAGTGAGTTTAACCTTCCTACACCTAAAGAAGTTAACCGTGTCTATGAAGTAGAGCCAATTGGTAAAACTAAAAAGAAAAATCTTTCAAAAAGTAAAGCACAACCAATTGTAGAACACTCAAGCACTAAAGGTTTTAGAGTAAAAAAACAGGTATGGGAACAAGAATTGCCAAAAAGGTCTTCTGGTAAACGAGAACCAATGCCTCGTCCAAGGGGGTTAAATTGAGCGCCCAAGACGAGCACGGTGGAGACCTTCCAGTCGAAAGAGGCACCACAACTAACTATCCTGCGTTAGGTTGTAACCACTGCCCTGCTGCCTTCTTTAGTCGTGAAGGCCACCACAGTCACCAGTTAGAACGCCACCCCGATAAACCCGTCCAAGAGGCCTGGGAATCATCCCCAGGACACAATGTGACCTATATTCCTAATTTTAATCGCCATACGCCCCACATGTACGTCCTGACAGATACCCAGTCAGGTACACACCTGTCTAATATGGCTACAGGTCATGATGGCAACCTAGAGGCCATAGAGACCCACTCTAAGCATCGTCGTCAAGGACACGCGTCAGAGTTGTGGAACGCCGCTAATGAGCACGCAGCGGCTACACCAGGAGTTCCTGCACCTAAGTATTCATCTATGGTTACTGGTCTTGGAGATAAGTGGACTAAAAAGACGGCTGCTAGACGCAAAGAAGATGCGCCTAAACGTCAAGGTTCGGTGTTAAGCCCCCGCCAGATGATGGGTCTACTTGATTTAGAGCACCAATGAGCAACAAAAAAGGTATTCCTAAACCACTTCCACCGCTTGCTCCTAAAAACCTGTCCCCTAGACAGTTTGTTACTCTTTACAGGGGTATGCGTAACTATAGCCATAAAACTGTAGACACAAATGAGTTAGGTAAGCATTGGACTGCAGATAAAAAAGTTGCTTCTACATTTGCTACGCAGAATCCTACAGGTAGGGATGTTAGAGAGGGAGTAGTAGTAAAGGCTCGCGTACACCCTGACTCTATTGTTAAACCCTATACTGAGGAATGGCACAATCTAGGAGGAATGCGCCCTGGCAGTGAGCAGGAGCAGTTGTATGAGGCAGGTCACCAGATGGACAATCGGGTAATTCTACCTCCCGATTCTCATGAAAATGAAAAAACTCTTCGCCCTGGTTCTAAGGTCAACATTGCTGGTATGAACCATATTACTGATGTTTACTGGGAGGCAAACAAGAAGACAAAAAAAATGAAGTTTAAGAAACCAGGAAAAATTTAACTTCCCTTTTAAAATTTCTCTTTTCTCTGTAAAGGCAGTAGCCTAACACCTATGAGAGAACAACGCCCTTGGGGTACATACGAAGTAATCCGTGAAGATAGCAATAGCAAAGTAAAACAAATCATAGTTGAGCCTAATAAAAGGCTTTCATACCAGACACATGAAAAGCGCAGTGAGTACTGGGTCATCGTCTCAGGTACTGGCACAGTTACTCTAGATGGCATTACTTCCCTTGCCATAGGTGGAGATGCATTCATCATTGAGCAAGGCATCGCACACCGTATTGAAAATACAGGAACTGAAGAGTTGGTATTTATTGAGGTGCAGTTAGGCATCTACTTTGGCGAAGATGACATCGTGCGTATAGAAGATGACTTCGGACGATGAGTCACATCGTCAACTTAAGCAAAGAGGAAGTGCGTGCCTGCGCTGACGTAGCACTCAACCGTTGGATGATGAAGTTTGGTAGCATCGATAGACCAAATTATGCAGGAGATAACAAAACCAAGTTAGAGCCAGAGATTGCCGCCAACGTCAGAAGCATCGTGGCTGAGTATGCCGTGGCTAAGTTGTACAAATTGCCATTGACATTTCCTTTCTATCCCAATGAAGAACACTCCTACAGAAAAGACATCGCAGATGTAGGAACTAATGTAGAGGTCAAATCCGTACGCACACGTGATGAGATACCTGTCTTTCCTAAAGACATCCGAGATGGTTGGGTACTGGTGGGAGCACGTGTCTTAGATAGAGATTACTACAGCGAGGTAGAGGTATTTGGCTGGCTACCTATGGCAGATGTGCAACGTGATGAGTGGAAGTATGCACCAGAAGGTTCATGGCGCATCCCACTAGATAAGTTTAATCAGGAGATGCTAAATAGTTAGAAGGCTATTACTGAGAAAAAAGGCACCCTCGGCGTTACCCTTGGTCTTATGGCTGCCCAAGATAACCTCTCTAATGAACTTTTCTTTAAGGTTCATCGCGGCGTCAATGTCTCGTATCCACATTACCCTGAAGAGGGTGGGTCTTCGAGGTACGTCGTTGATAGCAAAAATCTAGGTGTTCACTGGAGCGCAGATGCAGACGTGGCTAAAGGTTTTGCTAATAGCCCTAACAGTCGCAGCACCGAGCCATCGTGGAGAACAGACCACGCAAAAGTAATACATGCAGATGTTCCTATGAGTTCTGTTGAAACTAACACTACGACCATGGCAGCACGTGGTTACAACAACTTTGGTGGTAAAGACCCTTGGGATGAAAAAGAAGTCATGGTAAAAAAGGGCGCTCCTATTAAAGTTACAGGAATCACTAAGTTACGAGAGTCACGAAATACAGGTGAAGTTAAGTCACGCAAGCGCACGTACAAAGTTCCACGGGAGATGAGCGCATGATGAAGCGTCCTCCTAAAGATGTAGGTAAAGCATTAGATGCTGGATATCAGCCTATGTTCATGACTGGTCCAGAGATTAAAGAAAACTTTGCACCCTTTAGGGGCGACAAACAGATTGTCAAAAAACCAGATACAGAAGACACCAGTCAGAACACTCACCGTGAAGAGACTAACTCTGAGATGTGGAATAGAAAACTTACAGAGTCAAAGAAGACTGGAGCACAACGTTTTGGTAAGGAGGCCTTTGAACGTGTAGGCAATGCTTGGCGCACCCTTAGCGGTCCTACTTTGGCTAATCGCGGAATTCGCCCAGATACATCATTAGAGTCAGTTGCTAAGACCAAGGGAATACCAGGTCACGTGTCATTACAGGCAGAGCCAGATTGGAAGACTGGCAAGAGAGAGGTACTAGGTGGCCATCACCGCATAGCGTTATCTGCTGAGCAGTTTAAGAATCACATCTTCCCTGTTAAGTATTATGACTCTATATCCGATGCCACTGGGGACAAGGGGTACATGTGAGCGCCTCAGACAACCTCTCTCAGCAACTCTTTCATGGAACAGGAGCAGTGATTCCTACAGGTGGTCTCGTTAAGACTCCTGACGATGTAACTTACGCTACAACTTCTTATGGTTACGCTAAAGCCCATGCTGAAGATAAACTACACCGACCAGCAGTTCCAACTCCCAACTGGCAAATGCCGATGTTTAATCCAATTTACGAAGTGACCCCTGTGTCTAAGGCCGAAACACGTAAGACTACAAAGGCTGAACAGAAGCACGCACCAGAACATATGTTTAGTAACGATGTTGCTATATCTGAAAAAGGTTTTAAAGTAAAACGTGTAGCGGGATGGGCGGCAATTAAATGAGCGCCCAGAACCTTTCTCATCAGCAACTGGCTATGTTTATGCCAGCACACAAAATTGCTAAGTTACCAATGATTGATGCCCACAGAGGTGAATCAAATACAGAAGTTCTTGCTCGTAAGTTAAAATCTGCTAAGGCAGATACGTGGGAAGAGTCAAAGGGCATGTACGAGTCCATCAAGAAGATTGGTGTACAGCAACCTGTAGATATTATCC